CTTAATAAATTCTTGTAATAACAAGTCTACATTCTCATCCATTTTATATAGTAATTGAACCAATGCTTCTAATGATTGTAAAGACTCAACCATCATTACACCCACACCTTGAGTACCACGAAGTGTTTTTAAGATGACTGGGAATTTAGTTTCTAGTTTTTCAAATGCCTTTTCTGCATAGTTTATTTCTTTATCCTTACCAACAGATATAAGAACAGTTTTGGGTTGTTCAATCTCTGCGGATTTTAAGGTTAAGAATGTTCTATACTTATCAGTACATATCTCAGTAGTTTCCCTTGAGTTTACACATTGAATGCTTAATTGCTCAATTTGAGATAATAAGTCTAAGTATGAATCTTTAGATGTTATACTTGCACGTGAGGTGACGATTGTATCAGACTTATGTATCTTAAAACCTTTATCATCATCAATGTTATGTATTAAATCTACACCATCTTTCTTAGATACATAAGCACCCTCAAGATTTACAATATAAGTTTTACCACCCAATTTGGTATTTTCTTTTTCAAGTCGTTCAACGGTATTAAAATTTTTACCATTATCGAGTTCTTTTGTTAGTATTACTAAATTCATAATTAATTAAATGCAGGCTGGGCGTTATTTCCAAATCCTGCAGTAGGATCCGTTTTTGTTCTACCAGCAGTTGCTTTTGGCATGATGGCATTACTGGTACTACTAACGGTTGTAGATGCGTCAGTCATACTATTATTTGGTGCAGAGATAACTACTGGTGCACTACTCGATTGCGCAACTGCTTTTGATTGAGCATCTATTGCAGAACCATCACCATTCAACCCAATCATTTTACCAAATCTGCCAAGATCTCTGCCTTGCTTCGCACGACCGATTAATCTTATTCTATCTCTTGCCTTCAAGCCTCTAATATCTTTGATTTCGTCTTCAGTGAAACCAAGATCAATTAACTCTTGGAATTTCTTATATTCCTTAATATCTTCTTCTGGGTCAAAATCAATACCAGAATTTCTATTCATTTGTGCTGCACGAATATCAGCATCTCTTTCATATTGGAGAGTATTGCCCATAGCATCTGTGTTGATTAAATTACCAAAATCATCAGTATCACCATCAAAGGTTTGAACGCTGGAGAATTTTTGCTTAGGTTTGACTATTGCACGTGCAGCAGATGGTTCTTCTTCATCAAAGAAACCTAGTTTTTCTGTTATGAAATTTCTAGGGATTAATGATTTGAAGTCGAAGTTCGCAATACTATCAAACACTTCAGTAAACCATTTGAAGATAGAATCAACTGCATCCCGTATGACTTTCATCAAATCAAATTCAGGTGCATCTTCTTCTTTCCAACTAAACAATTCCATAACCCAATCAATTGCTTTACTAATAGGGGTAAATATTATTGTATCAAAAATCCCACCTTCACCATATATTCCATTGAATAAATCTTTCATTGCACCAATGGGGTCGTCAAACAACTTCATCACCCAATCAATCGCAGCACTAATACCTTTGAATAGACCGTCCATCATATCAGACCATAGTTTGGAGAATGAAAAGTTTTTAACTGCGTCAGACGTTTCGTCAAACCCCATCTTACCGAGTAACCAAGCAATAGCATCTTTAATCATATCAAAAGGTTTCATAAACAACTCATCAACCAATACAGTGATAGTAATTTTAAGACCTTCTAATATATTACCATCAGTAAATGATTGTAAAGATTCTTTAATTGCTTTAAAACCCGCAAACATAATACTAATTGGCCAGAACCATCTAGTGGCGAAACCACTAATCTTTGTAAACAATGCACCGAATGCTTTGAATTGACCACCGATCATTGAGAATGTAGATTTAATACTAGAACCCAATTTTGATATTGTCGTTACTGATTTGCTGACACTTGAACCAAGTGCCTTTACTTCCGTGAAGAAAGTTTTGAGTGTTGTTATGAATTTAGAATTTGTTATCTTAGAAACAACACCTGCTAATTTACCAGCACCAGTCTTTAATACATCAAGGATCTTGGTGTTCCAACCTTTCACAGACTTTACTGCAGCATCTAGACCAGCAGTTATCTTAGCAAATTTACCTGATGAAGTAATACCAAGCATCTTACCAACTGCTTTAGTAAGTCCTAATGTTAAGTTCGTCAAACCTTTTGTTGCCTTACCAACACCTGATGTCCAAGCACCTACTGAACCAGCTGCCAAACCTAATGCCACAGCCAAACCTCCTGCTACTAAACCTATTCCGTCTGAAGATTCTCCATCCTTTCCACCTTTACTTTTACCACCACCTTTACTATCAGACTGTGCTGCAAGTTTATTTGCCAACTCTCTTGCATTTTCCGAATCAATACGATTTTTCTCTGCAGTCATTTTCCTAATATCCGCAAAGATAAAAGTGAGTGACTTTATAGAATCTGATACCGCACCAAGACCAGTAGTGACACTATCATCTAAACGTTTATTAGATTTCTCATTAGCATTTTTCGATTCTTGAATCGCAGTGACTACTGGTAGGTTTGCGGCTTTTACGTCTTTATCTGTTGGCATTTTGTTCTTCTTGTTCTTCTAAATAGTTCTTTAAAAATGTAACGTATATATCTCTCTCAAAAGGTATCATATTATCGAGTTCAGTTAAAGAATATTTATGATGTTGCATTAATGCGAAATTCATTTGATACATGTTCAACAACGAATCATGCATTAATGCTACATAAAAAAACTTTGTAATCCCTCAAGTTTAATTGAATCTTTCTCACCACACTCTGGGCAAGTCCATTCAACATCATGTGCTAGTTTAGGTATTTCTTTAAAGAAGTTTGTTAATTTTTCAAACTGCTTTTGACTTAATGTTTCTACCCAATCTTTAATTTCTTTTTTTGTAAATTCATTATATACGTTATCTTTATCATACACATATTCAATACAACTATTTATTACTTCAAACATCGACTTAGACGTTTGTTCTTCTAATATATGAATGTCTTTTAATCCTGGATATCTCATCTTAACACCAATAGTATCGTCAAGCATAATCTTTCCGTCTGATATTTCCCCTTGTATATTAATGTCTTCAAGGTCGACTTCAATGTCCATCTTATGTTTACAATCGTTATCGTTAGTATGACCGATTTTCAACTCAACCACTTCACTAACTGATTTACCTCTTAATCTCAAAAATAAAAACTCAATATCAAATGTTGCTAACTTATTAATATCAATGTCTGTAATAATACAAGACTGGATAATATTTTCTGTCGCTTTAGTAATTTCCTTTTGGTCTTTACCCTCAAGTGCCATTAGAAGAATCTTTTCTTCCTTTACTAAAAACGGTCTATATTCAACTTCTTGACCAGTTGACGGTATTGTTGTACTAAAGTGTGGTGTTGCTATACTTGGTAAACCCATAATATACTCCTTTCATTATTTAAAATTTAAAAATTGATGCGATTTTATTCGCTCCTTTTGTTAATAGACCTTTGTCTAAATTTGCTAATGTTCCTAATCCCGACTTGCTGGATATATTTCCAAATCCAGGAACTCTTAATGAACCAGATAACCCATTCTTACCCAAATTAAATGAAAATCCAGTTCCCAGTCCAGGTTGATTGGAATTGTCTTCTGTAATATACCTATAATTTTTATAAGTGAATGAAACACTAAGTTTCGCTGGTGCAGAGTTTTCCCATGACATCGCAGTAGGAGAAATGGAAATAGGATATGCTTCTTGTAATACGTGTATTGTTCTTATTCCACCATCAGCACCAAATTGTCTTATTTCAACTCTACCATTATATTCATCAAAATATTTTACATTAAATTTAGATTTAGTTCTTTTCTGCGCACCCCAAGCTTCATAAGCACCAGTATCAATCATAGCATTTTGCCACGTTTCAAAATAATCTTTTTCCCTCAAATCTTCACTTAATAAAAATGTGATAGAAGCAGGACTATAAGATTGCTGATATGCCACTTTACTTATCGGCCCATAATTCGTAAACTTATGGTCAATTGTAGATATACTTCTTCCAGGAAGTTCTACAGTATCTGCTCGGTATTGCATATCCCTTTCCCCTAAAGTATCAGGGCCAAATAGCCACACTTCAAAATGACTTGAGTCTGCTACACCAGTTTTGTTAATAGATGATATTATTTTTTGAACGTCGAACATTAGATTAATTTCCTACTATCTGAGTAAACTTTTTGCGCATTTGCATATTTGAATCTGCTTGTCGGCAACATCAGTGCTATATCCCACTCTGCTGATTCTATTTGCATAAATTTAGACTTAACATGTCCAGTTAAATAATGTTTAAACGTTGGTTTAAAATAACTCATCTTGCTTGAACTTTGTAATATCTTATATGAGATTTTCAATTTCGTATTCTCATCATAACGTTTATTGGATGAAACACTATATAAAGCATCCATCAACTTTGCTCTCATATTAGGTGGCAGATAATGTAAATTGATTCCATAGAATCCACCTTCTGCTGGACCAACCATAAAGATTAAAGGGAATGTATCATAATAAGGTAGAGTCTTTTTACCTTTTGGATCATATATAAAATGATACATATTCCCAATATCAACACTAGAAGTTTTTTTACTCGCTTTACTGAGTAGTTCGTCAGGTTGCGTTTTAGATCTACTAACCTTTGTTGCCTTTTGCCTAAACCAATCTCTCGCATCTTTTGTCCGAGCGGGGATCTGTCCGTGCTTAACACCTTTTAATAAAATATCGTCGAATAAACTGCTTGCCATACTATATTTATAATCGTTTGTTAAACAACTCTTTCTCCGTTAGTATTTGAAATGACCAATCTTTCTTCTTACAATAGTCATTTGCTGCTTCCCATTTTGCTTGATTGACTCCCCACGTCTTGACTTCGTTCAGATACTTCTTCGTAATACGTTTTTTCTTTATTGGAGGTTTAGTTTGAGCATACGGTTTTATCTCAATAAGATAAACATCACCTTTCTTATTCTTCATCCAAATGTCCACAAAGTATCTATGCATTCTTCCGTCTATCGGTGACCTGTATGGTACAACAACCTCTTCTGAATTCCATAAAATTACATCAGGATTCCTATCCATATAATTAAACACATTCAATTCCCAACTAGATCTATATTGAACACTGCCTACGTTGCCCTTATACTTTTGTGGGTTTTTAACTTTATACTTGCCTTGAAGATAATTCATTCACTCATCGTTATAAATAATATATTATCTATTTATTAAGGGCAGTCCTATGGGTCTGATAAACCTCAAACAATTAAAATCTTCATCATTCAATCAATTGGGTAAATCCGCAATGGATCAAGTTCCTGGACTTGCTGGTAAGATGAATCTAAATTTTAACGAGAATGGGTTTCAATCTATTTCTGGTAATTTTAATAACATTTTAAAGAAAGGTCAAAGAAAGGGTCGAGGCAATACTAAGTTAGGAAGTTTATACGAACCAAACGGAGGAATGTTTAGCGCACCAATTATGTTCCCACCAGATTTAAGCGATGAGCATTATATGATTT